TGGGTGTCCTACCCCAGCGGTCATAGAGACCGGCTGGACGTAGCGGTTCGCCGGGCTGTGCTCACCGGGGTCGGCCAAACCACCGGCCAAATCGGGCTTGCATACGCGCAGGACATGGGTTGCGATCTGATGGAGATTACCGCGCATGCGGGTGCCCGGCCGTCGCACGCCGCTTGGCAAGGCAAGCTTGTCAGCCTGTCAGGGCGCACAGGGTATTTAAGCCTTAGAGACATTGGGTATAACACAGGGCCGGGGTTCAAGGGCTGGAACTGCCGCCACGACTGGTTTCCTTTCTTCGAGGGGCTGTCGGAATCCGCATACCCGCGCAGTGAGATCGCACAAATGAATAATGCTAGCGTCGAATTGGACGGTAAAAAAATCCCGCTGTACGATGCCACGCAGAAACAACGTGAAATGGAGCGCCGGATTCGGGCAACGAAACGGGAACTGGCGGGTCTTGACGAGGGAATCAAGGGGGCAGAAACAGACGAGCTGCGCAATGCCTTACGTGCAGATTTTAACGGCGCTTCCGTCCGGCTGAAAAAGCAGGAAGCAGCCTTGAAAGAATTCCTGCAAAAAACAGGGCTTCAAAACGATTCCACTCGCATCC